TGCTAGTTTCTCGCATAGTGTTATGGAAATAACAGCCCCTGTAGGCACAGTCATTCCCAGCACTATGAGATTTAGCACTACAGCTATACCCAATACTACAGACAGACCACTTACATTTAGCAGTGTTGAGACTGCTAATATATTGTGGAAAGCTCCTGCGGCTGGCCTAGTGACTAGTGCTACACTAACTAGTATTACAGATAATGCTGTGACGTTTGTAGTAGATGAATGGAAAGGTTACTATGTCTTAATCACTCTGGGTAAGGGCATTGGACAATGGCGTAAAGTCATCAACAATACTGATCATACCCTGAATGTATCAGATTGGGATACTGGTAACACGCTAAACAATACATCTACATACAAACTGTTTACGGGTGTAGCAGTACAGGCAGATAGAGCAGGTAGACGAAGTAACGTGCTAGCTGGAGCAATCAACAGGTTGGCTATACCTGTTGCGTTCGTTAGCAAGGTAATTAATCCTGTAGATGCTATAGATGGTGTAGATAGAGAGTCGGATAGGCTGTTCCTGAGCAGGTTCTTGCTGACGGTACGCCAACGTTCTGCTGGTGGTAACGACACAGACTATCAGATCTGGGCTAGAGAAACGCCAGGTACTAGCTTAGGTCCAGTTAGTGTGTTGGAAGAGTGGGCAGGCTACGGCACTGTCAAAGTAGTTATTGTTAATTCCGATAATACCGTTTCAGATGCTGCTACTGTGAGTAGAGTCTACAATTATATCCAGACGCGTAGACCTATTGGTGCGAATGTTACTGTGCAAGCCGCTGTAGGTGTATTGATTGAAGCCAGGTTTACCTTGACAGTCAAGTCTGGCTTTAGTCTGGTAGCAGTACAGGAAGAGGTTAGACAAGCAATTTCTGCTTACCTGAACACTGTACAAGTTGGTGGCGATCAGGGACACGTTCTGTTCTATCGTGTACAACAGTCTGCTATCAATAACGTAGAAGGTATCGATACCTTCAATATGTACTCTACTGGCTATGGCATCCGAAGATCTGGCGCACCGAGCTACAGTACGGCCGACATCACAGTAACAGGTACAGAGAAACCAGTTGCAGGGACGATTACAGCTGCATGAGAGACAAAGATTTCTACGGTTGGGGCGAGATTCTAATGGAGAATCTTCCCACTTACTGGGAAGAAGATGATTTCATGCAGCAGTTCCTTATGGCTGTGGGATTTGAATTTGATCCAGTAGACAGATTCACGCGCTTTATGGTAGATGGCGAGATCCAGAAAGCGATTATGCAGCAACTAACTGCTAATCTGGAGCCGATGCACTCTGCATGGTTTGTACGCACTGCTGATGAGCGAGCAATGGAAATGTGGGAGCAGATGTTTAGTTCGCCCACAGATAACTCTGCTACACTTACACAGCGCAGAGCTAATATCATTGCTAGGATGCAAGGCACTGCTACGCCAACACCAGCATACATACACTCGCAGATTGCTAACTATGCAGACGAGATTACTGTCATAGAGTACTTCGACTTGCCGCCTACTGATCTCAGGCGTTATAGTTTCAGTATACGTATCATCAAGCCCAAAGGATTTCCACCCAACGTCCAACAAAACATTGACCTCATGATCAAGCGTATCAAGCCCTCACATCTAGGATACTTTATCGAATACAGTGAAGTTACATGGTTTGGCGACAATGCGAATATGACTGATAGGACTTGGGCTGATATCGGTAATGTAACCTGGGCTGATCTTCGTTTTGAATGAGGTAATGAATGCAGACAACTGTTAGGCATGGATTTCTACTACCAGAGGTAACTGATGATGACCCTACACCCAATGCGGGCGTTAGGGACACAACCAGATACAATTCTAGCCTCAGTGATAAAAGTACCTTCTTTGATTTCAACGAAACCATAACTGGCAGGTGGAGTTTTGGTACTATCACATTATCGAATGGTCTGAGCCTTGATCTCGTAAACAATACGGGTGCGGCCAGAGTATCTGGTGATGTGGTTATACTTGACCCTAATGTTGACCGTGGTTTTATCATGCCAGTTGCACTAGCCGTCGGGCCTCAAGTTGGTGTGGTTGTAGAGAGCATTGCAGCTGGTGCAATTGGACGTGTTGCATTAGAAGGATTTGTCAGGGCTAAAGTTACTGGCATTACTCGTCTGCAATATCTGGTGACACAGGATAACAGCGTTATTGCTGCTGGTCAAAGCTTTGGTAGTAGCGCAGCCTTTGGGATTGCTCTGGAGAATCCTGCTGGTGGTACAGCACTGGCTTACCTGCACCCTAGTGCTGGTACTGATCCAGAGAGCATGTACAAGGGTTCAATGTTGCGCTCCAATGCTGCAACAATTACAGCTGCGATGCTCAATGGTAAACTGTTCTTCTTTGGGTATCTAGCAACTACACAGAGTGTTATACTTCCAGATCCAACATTGACTGAGCGTCCTCTAACAATTGCTGCTGAAGCAGGACAGATTAACGTGACTGCAACTGGCGGTTCTGCCATCGTTGGTGGTTCTACCAACTTCACAACCGGAGCAGTCCAGAACGGTGTGATTGTTGCCCCTGATGCCTTTATGTTCAAGAGCAACGGTATTCAGTGGAGGGCTGCATGACATACGCTGCTACGCAAGTTGCATATTGGGTTGGGCAAGCTAACGACAATAGTGCAGGGCAGCATCCTCCTGGATACACAGTTAGCCAAAGATGGTCTACTACATCCAATGTGTGGATGACCATGTACAACACTGAGTATGCCAATGCTCGTGATAACTCAGCAGGTCAGCCAGGCAAACCTAGTGGTTCACAACATCCTACAGGATGGGTAGTTGGACAGTTGTGGTCTGTCACTGCGACGCAATGGAACACTATGTGGGGTACAGAGTGGACCAATGCTAGGGATAACTCTAATGGACAAACTAGTTCAGGATTAGGTGCAGCACATCAAACAGGCTATGTAGCTGGACAGGTGTGGTCCACTACGGCTGAGCAGTGGGATGCTATGTGGGGCAGCGAATGGCGCAATGCTAGAGACCCACAAGGCTATGCATACAGCTATCCTGGGCAGGGTGCTAACGCTGTATTCTGGAGCCAGACTGCTGCTTACTGGAAGGGACAAGCAGACTATTATTGGGGACCAAATAGGGTCTGGAATAACGGCTCTACCTGGGAGCAATTATATAATCTCTATGTAGGTTACTATAATGACATGGTTTCCCAGAGGGATACCTGGAATTCTAGAGCTAATAGTGCCTGGGGTCCAAGTCGTGTTTGGTCTAATGGTGAAAGCTGGGAAGCCGCCTACAACCGCGTGCTGCCTGCCGCTCTATGGTATTATCAGGGAGGAAATGGTGGTTCAGTAAATGCTCCGTATACTGGCTACTATTTTATGGCAGTCCAAGCTTTTGCTATTGGTGGTGATAACTGCGGTGATGCGCATGGAAACTTGTACCTTTATCTAAATGGTGGACAAGTAAAGCGTAGCGAATGGAACGACTGGACTACTGCTGGACTGTGGCACGGACCAATATTCTGTGGTGCAGGCACAAACTTTTCGTCTAGCGGTGGTAGTGGTAGAGGCTTTGGTAGCTATAACTTTACCGTCATGTTCATCCCAACACCAGCTAATGCGCATTAGGAGGAATCGTGGCTGATATTGTCCTCAAAATGAACGTTAAGACGGCTAGACGATTGTCTTATGCTATAGGACATTCGGACGAAGCAAATGCTGTGGTTTACGCAGCTACCAATGCTGCCAAAGTAGCAGAGCAGAATGTTCGCGATATAATTAATCTAATAGCAGACCAGCAGGAAGTCAAGTTACCGTATCATTACGGTGTAGTATTTGACGAAGACGAGAATGTAATTACTTTGACAACTCAAACAGAAAGTGCTGGCGTAGAATTTAATCCGACAAAACTACATGTGAATGGAATTAATGATGCCTGAACCAGAGATCACTCAACTACAACAGCAACAGTCTCTATTTACAGCCGCATTGGCAGCAGCAGTACAGGGTAGGTGGACAGGTGAAGCTTCGGTAGAGGCTTTTCTGTATGCTCTTGATCCTGGGCTGCAAGGTACACTTAATCTTGATCCTCCGCTTACTGAATCAGATGCGGAGTCACTCCCAAAAGGTTAGAGTGGAACCCGTATGAGCCGATGCCAGGGCAGTCTGTTAACTGGACTTGCTCAGCATGTGCATTGGCATGGGTTTTACGCGCAACAGGACTGGATCCCACAGCTGGCGAATGGCAGTGTGTTGACCAGATTGGCTATCCTAACAGTATCAATGGTACCTATGGCTTGATGGATGGTAGTGGCTCGCAATTACGTAGAGTGTTGTCAGAGTATGGTCAAGACTCTAACCAGGGTTGGTTGCCATTTACTGACACATATGCAATTGCGAACGAAGCCACTGGCATGATATCTGGTGCTGGATGGTATCATTGGGTGGCAATACGTGGTGTTTCAGAAAATAATCTTTGGATTGCTAATTCTGCACCAGGCTACCGAGGAATATGGGATACTGTTAGTAGAGACGATTACCAACGACTAGGCGGGTTCAGTGTAGTGTGGCTAACAAGGTGAGAGAATAATGGCTGTACAAACAACGCGCACCTATCCAGTAGTATACGGTGGTTGGATTGGTGCATTGATCGCAATCCTGATCATTGTAGCTTGCCTAGTTTTGTGGCTTACTAATCAGATCGATGCTAAGACTGCATTACTGATTGGTTTCACCAACATTGCAATCTTACTGAGATAATGTAGGCTTGACTGGATAGAACAAACGTAGGTCATGGACGTCATACTTCAGTGGATTGCTGGTAGGCCAGCTGCACTTGATGGATTCATTGGAGGTATCTTCTCGTCCATCATTGTGGTCTGGGTCTACGACCATTGGATGATCGTCAAGCGAGTAGGTACCAAAGAGGACAAAAAGACCGACTGAGTCGGTAATATTCCGGATCCCCGTATGCCACGGCGGGGAGGGAAGACCCCCGAAACTATTGCGGCGCTTGCCCGCCGCTAGCAGTAGGAGTAGGGGGTCTTTCTATGCCTTGCCTGCTATGATATCTCGGCCGAACTGTTCCATTTCATCGGTTAGAGAATTCAAATAATCAT